TATGGTAGCCGCTCCGCTGGTGGAGAGGCTTGAGAGCGAGGTGGCTCCGGTCACCGCGAGGGTGCTGGCGACGCTTGTGGCACCAGTGAGAGTGGATGTACCGGTCACCGAGAGGTTGCCGGGGATCGCCAGATTGCCGCTGAGGCTCGTTGCGCCGGTTACGGTGAGGGTACCACCGACGACCGTGTTACCGCTTGCCGCGGCCACCGTGAGCTTGTTGGACCCGACGCTGAAGTCGCCAGTGGTATTGACTGCGGTGGTCGATAGCTGGAGCGCGGAATCGATACCGCTGCCATCTCCAACGGCTTTGAGGACCGTGGTCAGCGCGGAGTTGTCGGAGCTTTTTAGTAGGCCAGTGTATGTCGATGCGACGCTACTGCCTGTGAGTGGAGTTCCCATATCAGTTCTTCGGTAGTGCGTACCAACCAGCCGGCAGGACCACGGTGGACGGCCCCACCAGCTTCTTGTCCTTGTCGAAAGCGTAGACGCGAGCCTTAACAGGTGCGGCTAGCATCACCGGATCACCGGAAGGGACCAGGACCACCTTGGTCATCTGGCAGCCGAGGCAGTCCAGCAATGCGATCAGCCAGATCGTTCTTGAGATCCTCGGGTGCTTTTCCATGTTCGATCTTGGTGGGTGGTGTTTCCCTGAGCCAATCCAGAAGGGCCTTCAGGATCTGGTAGACCCAGTTCACTCGGGCTTCTTCTCGGCGTCCTTGGCCCAGATCAGGCCGATGCCGGCGGTCACCGCGGCGATGGTCGTGGTGATGTCCAGATGGGTAGTCGGGTCACCGTCGAACAGGGCCTTCATAGCCCCACCGATGGCAACGAGGATTGCACCGATGCCGGCGAGAGTGGTCTTGGTGTTCTTCATTTTCTAAAGAGTTTGTAAGCCCCGTAAATGGCGCAGAGCAGGCCAATCACGGCGGTGATGAGTCGAACGATGTCGGTCAGCCAGGGGATAAACGAAACAGCGGTTGCCGCTGCTGCTCCTCCCATGGAGGCGATCATCTGATTTGTGTCACCGCCGTGATTGGATGTGTCCATTTACTCGGAGGCTTTGGGGTTCTCAGCTTGTGAAATCAACACTTCAACAATCGGAACGGCGACCTTTGCGTTCTGGTAGCCGCCCGCTTTGATTGCGATGTCGATGAGTTGCAGCACGGTGTTAAACTGCTCTTGCGTGAGTTCGATCTTGATCATGCGACCGGAGAATCGACAACGGTGGCCGGCTCCGCAACCAAAACCGGCTCGGGAGCGGGAGGCACCCACGGCAGCGGCAGACTAACAACCGGCGGGTTGATCTGCGCTTCGATCTGCGCGGTGACGTTCGCTTCGATGGCCGACTTGTCCACGCCGTTTGCGTAGCACCAGTCTAGCACCTGCTGCTCGGTCAGATCGGCGTAAGGAGTGAAGCTACCAGTCGGCGGAGCGAAGCTGCACGAGCCGTAGCAGGTTCCGCTGTACGATTCCTGCGAGCCGTTGCAACGCCAGTCGGCGGTGATTACGACATCGGTGTAGGAGCCTTCGGTCGGTTTTACGAGAAGGCGTTCGATGAGCCAGAGGATGGTGGGCATGGTAGGATTAGAATAGGTCGTTCCAAGTAGATCCGTTGTAGCACTTCAGCTTATTGCTGCTGCTGTTGTAATAAACGTCTCCAGCTTCAGCACCGCCAGGATCGGCAGCGAGAGGGACAAAGCGAACTTGACCATCTGTTTTAACAATCATGCGTTGAGTATTGGTGGTTCCAATCGAAACAGATCCAGATTCTCTATTGTTGATTGAAAAATTGTTTACTGATGTAACAAGAGCAGTTCCATCATTTGCGCTTGATCCTGTGGTGCTGTTAAGGAACTTAAGCTCTGATGCAGTTGAACCATAAATAGTGATTCCTGTTCCTCCAGATTGAAGTGCCGACGATGATTGACCCAATGCGAGATTCCCACTCGCATCCAGCGTCATCGCTTGCGTGAAGGTGATGGCGTTTCCAGCTGTGCCGGAGGGGGCGACAAACCACGAATGAACCGACGAAGCGCGATAGAGTGAAGCGGTGTCAGTTTGCAGGTATTTGTAAGCACCCGCCCCGCTGTTGTATGAATTGAAAGAAAGCTCAATGTTTCCTGAAGAGCTTTGCGCAAGCGCACCATAAGCTCCAAACTGAAGAGCTTTTGCTCCAGCCACCCACGCACTCGGCGTAACCCCGATGCCGCAATTTCCCGCTGAGTCCACACGATAACGCTCGGCGCCAGCAGTCGTAACAGCAAACGTGTCTGCCGCTGGATAGTAAATGCCGGTGTTTGTGTCTCCAGTCGTTGTCAGAGCGGGAAGCAAAGCGGTGCCAGCAGCAAAGGTGGAAACACCAGTCACGCCGAAAGTCGTCCCCACCGTAGCCGCGCCGGTGATGGTGGCGGAGGCGAGCGTGGCGGTGCCGCCGGCTCCCAGGATTTGGTTCACGGTCACCTTCTTCGTGGTGCCGCTCGCCGCCATCGATGTGTCGGTAAGATCGACCATCGGGATGGGGAAGGTTGATGGGATGATCGGATTGGCTCCGATCGCCGTTAAGGCTGTGATTTTCGTATCTGGCATATCAGTAGACTGTTAGTATGAACTTGTTTGAATCTTCGGTCAGTAGCAGGTCTGTGCCGTCTTCGAGGGCGATCTTGTCATAAGTTCCGAACGTAATGACAATCTTGTCCCCATCCTCCAGAAGGACGAAGAAATCATCCTCCTGCAAAAGATCCCGGCGCAAGATAGGCGGATCGATCGGGGTGACATTCCCGCCGGATCCGCTGGACGTTAATCTTGTTCCGAGAGCGAGTGTCACGGCTTAAGAGTTGATCACTCCATTGAACGCAACCACCTGACCACTCGAAATCTGGAAACTGTCGATCGGTCCAGGAAGCGTGATACCAGCGGGGATGGTGGCCGACGACCAACTGCCGCTGATGTTCTTGCCGGTGATCGAAGTGAAGGTAGTCGGAGCAATCGTGGTGACCGCAACGAATGGGCCAGTGGTCAACGTGGTAACAAGGACAAGCTGGAACCCGCCGTTGCCCATCGAATATTCAGTGGCCAGATTTGAATTTGCGCTCATATATCCCAGATCTTGCGAATTTGATTCTTGCTGAAAGTGCTTTCAAAGCGGGAGCCCTGCCGGTCTTCCATCCGGCTGAATCCCTTCTTCACATGGTCCTTGAGTTCGGCCTCGCGGGCAAAACCGGTGACCCCGAAGCGGGCCACCGGCTGTCTGCTCCAACGCTTGCCATCAAGGACAATGGAATCAGTACCCATCGGAGCGATATGCTCGATGGACTTGCCATTGCTCTCGAAGGTGTAGATCGGCATATCAGGATTCCATCTCGCTATCGTACTCGGCGACCATGTCGCGCATACCCTTCTCGTCCATGGGGCCTTCCTTCTCCATACCCTTGTCGCCCTTGGACTCGTATTCGGCGGGCATACCGTTCACACTGCGGATCTCGACATAAGCCTCGCCGTTTTCGAGCTTCTTGAGAACACCGCGAACTTCCTCTAGGACAACTTCATCACCAACTTCGGGCATGGCTTGTTGGCCATCCTCCATGTCGGTGGAAAGAGCCTCGACCGGAATAGAAATCATGGGCGCATTGTTGTCAGCCTCTTCACATCCGCAAGCGGAATGAGAAGGGGTACCACCGATTGCTCGATGATACCCCTTGGGGCTGACGGCAATCACCATGATGGTGGCCGTCTTGGGTCGCATATTACAGCGTGGTCGAGGTCTTAGTACGATGCACCAAGTACCACACCGGGTTGTTGGTGTTCGTAACCGCGGTGTTACCAGCGGCCAAACGCAGAGCGGCGAAGTACAGCTTCACACCAACGGTGACGAGCTGGTTCAACGGATCGCTCTTGTCGGGGGTATCAGTGATCACGATCTTCGGAGACAACGGATCATCACCGGTCAGGGCAGGGATACCGAACGCCTCGTTACCCAAGAAGAACGAAGCGATGATGTCCTTGCCAGTGCCGAGACCGCCACCCGCAGGGGTAGCCTGATAGACGAACTCATCGGCAGCGGTACCGGAGCCGGTGCTGACAAACGAGTTGGTCTGATTGACCACGCGGCAACCGTAGATGGAGCCGACCTCGCCCTTGTAGAACGGGGTACCCTTGTTGCCGTAGTTAGAGGCGTTCAACCAGTCGCTGTCGCGCATCAGGTCGCGAGACACGCGTGGGTCGGTCGCCAGGACGTAGCCGCCGTTGATCAGCGGGGCGCGGTTGCGCTTCAGCCGGGTCATGGAATCGAGGACGGCGGACGCCGTCATCGTGGCATTTGCGGCAGCAGTCGCGCTGTTCAGATCAGAGAAGCTCTGATTAGTGAGCGTGGCGGGGTTACCGTACACCTTGATACCCGTAGGGTTCGCGTTCGCATTGACGTTCACCGCGTCATCGTTGGAAATCGAGGATTCGATACCAGTACCGATCGAGGATCCGCTGGCCAAAAGGTTGGAACCGATCAGGGTGTTACGAATCACCGAGTCAACCCAGAGGGCCATGTCCAGACCGCTGGTCTTGGTGGCCTGCTGGAGGGAGTTGAACAGGTCCGTAGCGCGGAGGATGTCGGTCAAACCGATCACCTGACCGTACTGCGAAAGCGTCTTTTCAAGACGGTTCAGAGACAGGGCGCGGTAGTTGGCCGTGCTGATAGGCGCACCTTCACCCGCAACAGTCAGGTTTTGAACACTGCCGATGCTCGGGGCTCCGAAACGGAACATCGAGATCGCCTTGTTACCATTGTTCTTGGGGATCGGGGCCTTCATGCCGAACTGATCAAGAATCGTCTCCTGCTGGACGATCGAGAGCAGCTCCTTGCTGAAGTAGTTCTGGAACTGGAGTTGAATGCCGGTTGAACCGGAAGTAGTGATAGGCATATTTTAGTTGAGGTTGTGCTACTAGGCTGCTTCCCGGTCGAACTCTCGTGCGGCTCGCATGAGCGCATCCCTCTGCTCCTTGAGGGATAACCGCGAGAAATCCTTCTCCTCGGTCTTGAGTTGTCCTGCCGGAACGCTTTTCCCAATAGCGGTCTTCTGCTGGAGCTTATTGAGCTGTTCCTTCAGAGCCTTGTTCTCGGCTTCAAGCGACTGAGATCGACCCGCAGTATCTTGGAGCTTCATCAGTTCAACCGCATGGACAAGTCCATCGGGCATCGCAGTGAGGAACGGAACCCGCTGCAACAACTCAACCGTGCGCTTGTACTCAGGACTGGACTGATCCTTCAACCAAGTCTCCTTCTCAGAGAGTCGGCCATAGTTCTCAGCCCATGACTTGTTAAAACGCTCCTGCTGAATCTGCTGCTGCTTGGCACCCGCCGCTTTCCGGACTCCATCAGCCTTGGCTCGCGCTGCCTTGGCCAACTGGGTATCACCATCCGCATCGAACTCCTTGGCCGCAGCCTCGTAGTCCTCCGCGGTGTATCCCTTGTCGTCCCGAAACGAGTTAGATTCGGCAGCCGTGGATTGCTCCCGCTGCCTGCTCCACTCCTCCCGCTCACGCTTCACCGCCTCGCGCTCGGCCTTGATAGCCTCCTTCTCGGCGTTGATCTGCTCCCAAGTCTTAGCCTTACGCTGTTGCTCTTGGGCGAACTTACTGTTGCTCTTCTGATCCTTCGGCTTCTCCTCCTTCTGCTTGGCCTTGGATTCCGACTCTGATTTCGCGCTGACCTCCTGCTCGCCACCATCGGTCTCTTTGCTGGCGGTCACCTCATTTGAGGATTCCTGCTCAACCGAAGCCGACTCGTTATTATTTTGAGTCTGCTCCGCTGGCTGGCTGTCGATATCGACACCGGCATCGTGATCTCTGGCTAATGCGAGCATCGCATCCGCGCTCATGTTTTCATCTGACATATTGTGCTTATACTCGTTTGCTGGCCCGCACAGACGCAGCAACCGCAACTTTGATCCTATGTGTTCGTGGCAGAATCCGGATCATCTTCCTGCCCCGTAATTGATTCTCGGTCGGCCATCATCTCGATGACCTTCACAAGACTGGCCTGACCCATTGCAAAGCCTGAGGAATATTGCAAATGGTTTCGGTCTGTTATAGCAGAAGCGTTCTGCATCAGAACCGTGTTCAGGAGAGCGTCCTTGAACTTCTTCCCGGTATCGCTCTTGAAAAAGCTATTGAGCGCGGTGGCGTCCTCGCGTGTCCACGGGAGCGGATCCACCCATCGCTGGTGCCGCGTAAAAGCCCACGCGGCTCGGAGCTTGGCCAAGGTGCTGATCATTTGGCAGCTTTTTTCCGACCCGCCGCCTGACGCCGCATGAACTCCGCGGC